TAAACCAATTTGCGTAACGCCTGACTCAATCGTTGTTGCTGGCAACGGCACACTAGAAGCTGCGAAGTCTTTAGGCTGGACTGAGATTGTCATTGCTCGCACTCCAGTTGGTTGGTCGTGGGAACAGATACGCGCCTTCGCACTAGCAGACAATCGCACTGCTGAACTTGCTGAATGGGATGACAAGGTTCTTGCTGACCAGTTGCTTGAACTAGATGCGAACGGTTGGGAACTTGAAGAGTTAGGTTTTGAGAACTTAGAACCGCCTGTTGGTCAAGATGACGATGAAGAACCTTTGTCTTTTGACGATGCACCTACAAGAGCAAAGCTAGGTGACGTTTGGATTTTAGGAAATCACAGATTATTGTGCGGTGATTCAAAAGACTTATCAACAATAGACAAGTTGATGAACAACCAAAAGGCAGATTTGGTTTATTGTGATCCACCTTACGGAATGAATCTAGATACTGATTATTCAAAGATGGGTTCAGGTGGTAAGTCGCACAGTGCAGTCATAGCAGATAATGAATTGTTTAACGCAAAATACATACTAGATTATTTCCATTATTGTAAAGAGATATTTCTATGGGGTGCTGATTATTATGTTGAAACATTAGAACGTAATTATCCAAATTTAGGAAGTTGGATTATCTGGGATAAATACTCTGATGATCGCGTTGGGTTATTAGATGGTCGATTTGGAAGTTCATTTGAAACTTGCTGGTCAAAGACTCAACATCGCAGAGAAATAGCAAGAGTTTTAGTTACGACTAACTACACAGCTAGAGGTGATGAATCTAGAATCCATCCAACTCAAAAACCTGTTGCACTTGCTAAATGGTTCTTTGAAAGATGGGCTAAAGACTCTAATTTAATAGTTGATCTTTATTTGGGTTCTGGCTCAACACTAATAGCTTGTGAGCAATTAAATAAATCTTGCTATGGAATCGAACTTGATCCTAAATACGTTGATGCGATAATTAAACGCTGGGAAGATTTAACAGGCAAGACTGCCGAACTCTTAGAGGACTAAACAATGGCTCCGCGTGGCAGACCACCAAAACCGATTGAACAGAAACGGCTTACTGGCAACCCCGGCAAACGTACATTGCCAGACCAGAAAGAACTTGTCTTGTTGCCTTCTGCTTACGACATTCCAGAACCTAACCGCCCACTAGGTAGTGCAGGCACAGAACTTTGGGAACGTATCTGGGGCATGGGTCAAACTTGGTTAAGCCCACTGACTGACATTGAGATTCTGCTTATGACTTGCGAGCTACTAGATGAACGCCGTAACTTGCGCATTCAGGTTTTGCAAAACAACAGACCAGATGAGCGCAAAGCCTTGCGTGATCTTGACCGTCAGCTAGTTGCTAACTTGTCCCTGTTAGGATTCACACCAACAGACCGTTCAAGACTTGGCGTAGCTGAAGTCAAACGCGCATCTAAGTTAGAAGAACTAAAGTCGCGTGCCAGCCAAAATTGAATCATGGCCTCCAACTTGGCTAACACCTGTGAACAAAGCTGCGCTTACTAAATCGCGTGGCTTACAAGTATCTGATTTCATAGATACGTTTGCTATTCAAACTAAGGAAACTGTTGCCGGGTATGCAGGTGACAAGATGCAACTTAGAGATTGGCAACATGAATTGTTTAGGCATTTGTTTGCAGTTGGTGCTGATGGCAAGTTTAGACACCGCACCGCGCTTATTGGTATGGCTCGCAAGAACGGTAAGAGCGCACTAGGTTCTGGCATTGGTCTTTGGTCACTAATCATGGGGCCTGCTGGTGGCGAAGTTTATTCTTGTGCAGCTGACAAAGATCAAGCACGAATTGTTTTTGCTGATGCTAAACGAATGATTGAAGCAGAACCAGAACTTGCTGAACTTTGTAATGTATATCGAGATGCCATAGAAGTTCCAGATACTGGTTCTGTGTATCGGGTACTTTCAAGTGAAGCCTTTACAAAAGAAGGTCTGTCACCGACAATGGTTATCTTTGACGAGCTACACGCCGCGCCAAATCGTGAACTGTTTGACGTTATGCAACTAGGTATGGGTGCAAGGCGTGAACCTATGCTTATCGGTGTAACAACTGCCGGGGTAAAGGCAGACTCATCAGGTCAAGACTCAATCGCGTACAGCCTTTATCAGTACGGCAAGCGCGTAGCAGGCAAAGAAATAGATGATCCTAGTTTCTTTATGGCTTGGTGGGAAGCAGAACCTGATGCTGATCACCACTTAGAGGAAACTTGGAAACAGGCTAATCCTGCCTACGGTGATTTGAATGACCCTAAAGATTTTGAAGCTATGGTTAAGCGAACACCAGAAGCAGAGTTTAGAACCAAGCGGTGTAACCAGTGGGTGAGCAGTCAGACTGCGTGGTTGCCTAACGGGGCATGGGAACAGCTAGAGATTAAGCGAGAGATTGGGGCAGACGTTCCAGTTGTCTTAGGCTTTGACGGTTCGTTTAGTGGTGATGCTTCTGTGATCATTGGCGTAACCGTAGAAGAACAGCCGTATGTCTTTATGGTTAAGGCGTGGGAAAAGCAACCAGAAGATGATGACGAATGGCGCGTGGACATTCTAGAAGTTGAGAACACCATCATTGAATTTTGTGGCACACATAACGTGCGAGAGATTGCCTGCGATCCGTTCAGGTGGCAACGCACAATGCAAGTCTTAGATGAAGCAGGATTCCCGATTGTCGAATGGCCTTCTACTTCACCTGCTCGTATGGTTCCAGCCTGCGCAAAGTTCTATGATGCAGTGGTATCTAACAAGCTGACCCATGACGGAAACCCACTACTGAAAAGACACTTAGAGAACGCAGTTGTTAAGACCGACAGACTAGGGCCAAGAATTGTCAAAGAGCATCGCGGTTCGCCACGAAAGATAGATGCTGCCGTTGCTAGTATCATAGGATTTGATAGGGCAACTGTTTCTAGGGAAGAACCCGTTGTACCTCAGTTCTTTAGTTTCTAGGAGTTTGCTTTGCTTCCATCTATCCTGCAAGTGATTGGGTTAGCAACTATCTCACTAGGTTTAGGTTTGTTTTTCCTGCCATTAGGAATTGTTGCAGCCGGTGCATCTTGCTTGCTTATCGGTATTGCGATTGAGAAGGGTCAGTAATGCTCGGTAATTTAACAGGTGGCAACAAAGAAGAACGCGCCATCAGCTTTCAATCTATCTGGGGTGCTGGCGATTCATTCGCATTCACAACTGAAGCCGGAACAAACATAGACCAATTTCAGGCGATGAAGATAAACGCTTTTTACGCTTGCGTGCTTTTAATCTCTGACACCATCAGCACATTGCCAGTTGATTCATTTATTCGCCGTGACGGTGACCGCGTTCCTTATCGCCCACAACCTTCTTGGATTCAAAGACCAGACGTAGACCTGTTGCGCTCTGAGCATTACCAGCAAGTTCTTATTTCCCTATTGCTAGACGGCAACGCATTCGTGCGAGTGTTTAGAGATAACTCAGGTCAAGTAATTAACCTAGTTGTAATTGACCCATACCGCGTGAGAGTTTCAAGAAACAAAGTCACACGCGAAGTTGAATTTATCATTGACGAATACCAAGAAACACCAGTACGCAAGCAAGACATGATTCACATTACAGAAATGCGCAAGGCTGGCGAGTTGCGCGGTATGTCTAGGGTTACAGAACTCAAAGACAATCTAGGTCTTTCATCTGCGTTGCAGTCATTCGCCGCACGTTTCTTTGGTCAAGGCGCAACTACTTCAGGCATCATTGAAACCCCAATGGGACTAAACAGCGAACAGGCAAAGCAACTGATTGACGGTTTCGATCAACGCCACAAGGGTTACAAGAAAGCGCACAAGACTGGACTACTTACAGGTGGCGCAAAGTTTGTAAAGACTGGCATTAACCCAGATGAAGCGCAGATGCTAGATAGTCGCAAGTTAGCGATTGAAGAAGTAGCTCGTATCTTTAGAGTTCCACCGCACATGATCGGCATTACAACACCGGGTTT